GTTCCGTAAGGTTCCAAGCATAGGAATTCTAAACTTCTGAGCGCGACAACAACCGAAGTACTTGTAGTTCCTCCCAAAGAGGATCTGTACAAGTGGCTCCGATATCCGGTCAGAGGCCTCTTTCATGTCTAACGTGGCATAACGCCGCGTCTTACTTGAAAGTAAGGCTATTCTGCCGTTAACTGACTGATCATCAAAGTGCACGTGGCCCTTCGGCCATGGACCCTTTGAAGTTCTAGGAGTAGAGATAGCTCTCTCCAACTCACGACGGACGCCCTGCTGAATCCAAATGGACTCGGCAGGGTGAACACATATAAGCCGTGGGCCTCGCGTGTCTTTAGGGACAGCGATAAGCTTAGCTTCTATGTGTTCTCCATGGATAAGATCATCCCATCGCTCTTGGTGCTGCCTGTTTTGCAGGCAAAACCAATCGCTAAATGGATAGATTGACTCTATGGTGTCAAATCGGTGTAACCACTCCTCTTTCGAGGTGGTTACAGCACCGGGTCCGTGCCCTGGCACTATTGCCTTGGGTCGGAAACGATACAATACCGATTGAATATGTCGACGAGCGCGATCAACCAATCTGGGGCTGACTCTTGCGAGATCAGCGCCAAACCGGCCAACAGCGGAATTAGTTTCCAAGAAACCTTGGAACGCTTTTTCAGTAGTTTCCTTGTCATGTGTAACTGAGGCTTTATAGCAGAACAGAAGAAGTTGTCGAAGAAGACGTAGTTTTAGTGCATCACCTCTCAGTGACGCACCTACCAATCTCCTCAACCAGGTGGGAAATAACTCGAGATCAAGGCTTTCGCCCGTTTCAAGAGCATTCAACACCAACTTCTCTAGCTTAGGAGCCTCGTTAAGGCACCATTGTAGACCTTCATAAGATCCTCGTATTTCAGAGAATCCAGATAGGCGAGCTACATCCGCTAGCAGGCTAACATATGTGTGTTCAATAACATGCATACTTTAGATGAATCGTAATAGCCAGACTGTCATGACTTAAGGGTATGGACCCCTAGTACGCTATGCGTACCATGAGCCATGAATAACTCCTTATTGCCTAGTTAACAGCGAGAATTTTACTTCTCGTTGTTAAGGACGCCTGCCACGTAATCTGCGTGCGCAACTCCAGCCTTCAGCGTAGCGACTAAAACGTCGAATTGCGCTGTAGTAACTGTACTTGGCACTTGGAACACAACATATGCGGAAGATATAATCTTCTGCACAGCAGCGTCCAGATCGTGGCGATCAAAGCGCAGAACATACCGATTACCAGCGACTTTCGTCACTGAGTCAGTATACGGCTGCGATCGAACAATCATTTGATCAGGGGTATTAATACCGCGAGCAACTGATTGGCGTAGTGAATCATTCTTGTCCTTATAGGACAAGGTGAAGACCACGGAGTTGATAGTAGGGCTATCTGTCATACGATTATTTATGGTTGACTAACTATTGTTGAAGCCGAATAAGATACAAAACGGGATACATACTCATCAACGAGAAGCTTTACGCTCCTCAGCTAATGAGTCAATCACCCGCAATGCCTCAGACGACTTGGCAGGCGCTTGCGTTACCGTGGTACTGGATTTCTCCAGCCATAGTTCAGCTTGCGCTAGATCACCGATGTACATGGCTTCTAAGAAGCCACGGGCATCTGAGACCTCGCTGATCGACAGGTTACGCCTTCCGAAATGGTCTAAAAAGACCGTTGTTAGAAGACATACTCGCTTGTAAAGATCCCAATCCGCAGTACTCTTCCGGTCAGGATGAGTACGTAAGGACTGATGAACTTTACTTGACTGAG